TAGGTGTTTTAACACCTATGGAGTTAGGGATGCAATACAGCCCGAAAACGCAGTTTTTGGGCGCTATCCGCATAACCAAGACCTAAGGATTTTTTAAATCCTGGTCGGTTAAAGGATAACGTCTGGATAATTTTTTTTCGTCTCGGAAATGTTTTGTGCGTTCTTCTTTCTTAATTCTTGCACGAAGCAATATTTTAATAGGGCGCGAAAATTTCGTAATATCATCACCTACAAGAGAAGACATCTCTGAAAGGCTACCACAAGTGGTGCAAGTAAATAATTATTTTGAATTTATTTACAATAATCAATTTTTTTTATTTTATTATTTAATACCAATATTTAGAATGAATATTTTAATTTATTAAATATTTTAATTTATTAATTATTCACTCCATTTATTTGCATTAAATGGTGCTAGAGTCATATTATTTACAGTCTTTTGAAATTGGGCAATCTTAGCCTGGAGTGCAATATCTGCATCATTTTGCACTAGTTCTTTTACAAGTTCTCCATTCTTGGGTTCTGGTTTAACACCATAGCAATTAACACCATATAGTAGACCTGCATCACTACGTGCTAAATTAATACCTGGCTGACCACAAATATTGCGATTCTGAGGGTCATTACCCTGCATTTTTTGCCAGAATTCTTTTTGAATTGGATATGCGGCCAATCCCTCCTTAGTCCAACCTACATTACACCAGTTTGCACCTTGGCGATGCGCATCTACTAATTGTTGTAAGCTAGCAACATCAGCTCCTAGAGCACCACACACGCCACCAGCATCATCTGCAGCATAAATATTCTCCTTAACATTGAAAACCTGTTTAATGCTAGAATTACTTTGTGTTGGACCACTTGTAGCAGTAGCACTAGGAACTGGTGCCGCTGCATAATAACCGCCAGAATTAATTGGAACTGGCATTGTGGTTGTCGGTGTTGCTGTAGCTATACCATTAGCACCTAATGTAGTTTTACCAGAATTTAAATTTAAATTATCTGTTAATGGCATAGCATTTTGTTGCCAATTACCACTATATAGCCGACCCGGATTACGACTTTTGCTAACAACTATATAATATACCATAATAATAACCAATAGGCCAAATACAGCAGATACACCTATTAAGATAAAATTTGGTTCACCAGTAATTTGTGGATAAAGCATTTTCAATTATTTGATGGTAACTATTAAGTATTACTTATTATTATATAGAAATAAAAAAATTAAGGAACTTAAGAAACCTAGGTTTCTTAAAAATTTCCTCTTATATAAAAAAATTAAGAAACCTAGGTTCCTTAAAAACTTCCTATTCTTTTTGAAAATAGTTGCTTAGCAGATATGATAGAATAACATATAAGCATTTTTAGAACTAATTGCTTCCTTCTCGCTAATGTGTGATACCTCAGTATCATTACATTGCATCCAACCCTGACTAAACTTTCCTGTGACATCTTTCAAGGAATAATCCCGAATGAAAGAATAATAATGTCCACTATTCAATAATCCAACATGATTAATTACACCATATAATTCATAAGCTCCGTCCTCACCAGAACATAAATATTTTGTTAATTTTAAATTACTAGGATATTCAATAAACTTATTAACTTTATACAAGGAATTTCCAATTTGTGTATATCTTTTTAATTTGATAATAATGGTCTTTGGTCGTGTTAATAATTTCTTATCTTGTCGATTATTATCCGTGTTACCACATTTTTCACATTTGTATTCAATTGCCTCAACCTTAAAATAATCAGCAATACATTCATCTAATGTTAAATTGGGTTTCCTTTGCCAATCATCAGGTAGATTTACACACATAATATCATTAGGGCTCACATCATAAGATATATGTCGGCAATTATTACATTCTATACAAGTAAGCATGTAATAGTAGAAATTCTTAACAAACATTGAAAAATCATTTTCATACCTTTTCTTAAAATGTTCTAGATACAATTTTAAATATAATTTTTCAGGCTTATAACCAACTGGTATATCTATTTTAACCTGGCTTGACTTTGCTGTGTGTATTCTATCAAGAAGATATACTAAAAATTCATGTGGGTCATTCTGTTCTCCACTAAATAAATGTGAAAAACCACCTTCTTTAGCGATATCACTAGTAATTGATAAAAATGTTGCACAACTTTCTATAGGTTTACTTCTTTTTCGTAAATTTGATATTATGTCTTTAAAACATATGTATATATAGAAATCCGCACATTTCTTAGCAACCCTAGATAATGAAATCCGTTCAGTTTCAGATATAGATAAATTAGTTTCTAAAAGTTTATTAATTGCATCTGGTAATACATCAGTTTTTAACCTATTAAAATCATATTTTTTAATCAAATTAATCATGTCTTCATCATCCTGATTGTATTTATCTATAAATCCATGTATAAATGGACTAACTGCTAAACATTGCATTACAGAATTAATAAAACATTCATTCCCATTATTCACTAATCCTGGTCTCAATGCAAAATCCATGATTACATTAGTATTGGGTTGCTCTGATTGGATAGGTCTTACTTCCATAGTAATTTCTATTTCAGTTTCGCTTTGTTTTATATTAGATTCATTTTCTACATCGGTCATCTTTCTGAAAATTAAATCTTATTAAAATTAAATTATTTAATTAATTTTATTATCCGCAAAATTATTTCAATTTTTTTCATTAGTTGTAATATAAAAAGAATTATATATACTTCTTATAAATTACCTATACATATATTTTCTATTCTAAAATGGAACAAAATATTGTTGTAGAACGTCATTATTTGACACCTCAAATGTATAGAGAAATATACCAGGGATATCCTCATTATTTAACAAATAGATATAATCAACCATATTATCCCATTATTAATCAACATCCAATATTAGCAACTAGCCATAATCAGGCCTTACCAGTATTTCCTCACGCAAATATAAATACTAATACAACAAATCAAATAAATGTACCACAAAATGTAAATTTAAACACAAATACAAATATACTACCAAATAACAATATTAATAATATTCCAAATGAAAATTTAACAACACCTAATACTACAGTCAATGTGAGAGCTAATAATACTAACACCCAAGCACCAGCTGAAATTAGAAATTTAATTAATAATCTTATTAATAATAATACACCATTTCAGCTAGAGGTATCTACTTTACCTATCACACGTATTTTGAATCAATTTCGCGCGGAAATAAATGCCAATGAAAATAATGATGATTCTAGTATTAATCTTGCAAATATTAATAATATTTCAAGTGTGAAAGTATTTAGTTCCTTAAATACTGCAAATGCACTTTCTCCTGATTCATCTTCAAATTCAAATACCACAGCAGAAATGTGTTCCATTTGTCAGAATGATTTTGAAGGAATTGATATTGTTCGCAGATTAAATAATTGTGGCCATTTATTTCATTTAAATTGTATAGACACTTGGTTATCTAACCACAGTACTTGTCCTACTTGTAGACATGATCTTACAAATGATATTGAAGAGAATGCTTCTGCTTCTTCTGCAGAAGATAATAGTGAAACAGAATATAATGATGATGAAGAAAATGATAGTGAATACGAACATGAATGTAGTTGCTGTGAAGATGATGAAAATAGTGAAGATGATGAAATATCTGCCGCATCTACTGATTTATCAAATGGTAGAAATATTACTACTTCTGCAATCAATCCTTCTGTAAATTCAAATGAAATTAGTGAACGTGACGGTTTTATGAATTATTTCGTAGTGACTAATTCTAGAAATTCTGGAAATAATTCTAATGTAACAATTATTAGTTCTAATTCCTCACAGCAAGCATCTAACACATCATCAAACTCAACAGGCCAACCCCGTCAAGTAGGAATAGCAACTAATAATTCCAATATACATATTTTCAGTGCTAACATTCCAGGAATAGCTTTAGATGATCTTCAACATGATCTAAATCATATTATCAATCTAGGAACACCAATAATAAACACTATAATGGGAACAAATAATACAGCTTCACAACTTAATTCAACACAAATCAACGGACAAGTGAATAACATGTTTAATGCAATTAATCCTTTAATTGCTGCTGTTAGCAACATCATGTTAAATAATAATACTAACAGTACTAACAATAATAACAATAGGAATTAAGGATTCTAGTTTTTAGTTATTACTGCAAATTATACCACCAAAATAAACTAGCTGAAAATTATTAATAATTAATTACTAATGGTACTATTTTTAGTACCCGTGGTAAGATATGCATTACAGATAAGATGAAGTTAATGCGTTATAGATATTTTCCATTAATATGTATTACATATAGGATTTTTTCTTTTTTAATAATAAACACAAATACAAAATGTCTGCAGAGATTAATAATTGGCGAAATAATATTCCTATTGGCTCTAAAATTGTGATTGATGATAAATCGGAATTATATATATTCTACGGTTATAATGTCGACCAATCAATAGCATCATGTTTCCCTGCTAAATCTACATGTATGATTGATAAAATGATTTATGTTCCTATTAAAGCTATTTTATCTATTCATAAATGCAATTCCACTTTATTAGAAAAAGAAATGGAAAATAAATTGAAAATATAAGAAAGAAAACATCTGACAATAAAATAATCTAGCAGTTAATTAGTTTCAAGTATTTTACGTAGTTGCTTTACAATCAATCTACTAAATCCAAATGCAACAGTATCTAGATTACCATACATTTTAAATCCAGGTAAATTAGAATCTCCATAAATTACTTCTCTGAAATAATCATGCCCTTTTTTCTGCATTTTTTCTAGTCTGTCTTTATCCTTAATAAGTTTATAACATTCATTATATATATATTCCCACGTATGAATACGAGTATCAAATGCCAATGCAACTCCTGCATCTTCCCACGACACACCAAAAGGTGCACTAAAATCATCTATAAGAACCGGAATCGCACCACAAGCTAGAGCTTCTACTATACGCATACTACTATTTCCATTACCCTTCGGACATAAACACAAAAGTACATCATTACTCATTATATCATATGAATCATATGCAGTATTCTCTATTTCAGCATGAGTAGGTTTTTTATGGCCATTTAAACGCCAAGTCCAATATTCATTATTTTTTTCAATCAAACAAGACATCTGCGGAGTTCGTGATTTTGTAAAATAATCATACATGGCCTCCCGCATTCCAGACCATATTGTTCCCTTGAAATAAATATCAATATGCCGCTTCCTAATTGGTGTAATTCCACGACCAATCTTTTCATAGTATTTAAATATTGCAGGATTAGTTACAAATATTTGCGTTTGACATTTGGCTAGCCCACCTTGTTTAATAGCATTAGTGAACCAAATACATTCATCATTTATATGAACTGATTGGTCGCCACTTAAAATGAATACTAGCTTCTTTCTAGGAAACGTAGCTAATATTTTCATTATAACTGGTATCGGGTCACCATTACTTTCATAAATGATATAATCTGCATCATCCACTCTGGAGACTTGCTCTATCTCATCCTTATATAAATGCACCCATTCTGCAGATATCGGATTTAAAAATCCTATCTTTAATTTACGCGGTTCTATAGACATTTTAAGCAATATAAATTTTAAAGTTTTGTCTTTCTAGAAATATAGAATTAACTAGTTTTATATTATGAATTAAATTAATTAATTAAATATAAACATCTAGTTCTAGCATCCATTATTAAGCAAACTGCGAATTTATTTTATATATTCAAAACTTCATTCTAGAATGGCAATCACTAATAAACGTGCTAAAATAGCTATTGATACTGTGTTTTTTAATATGCCATATAGCGGTATTTCTAGAGTATGGGAAAGTATTTTATCCCATTTAGATATGGGGTCTCTAGATGTTGACTTAATTCTTCTCATCCGTGGAAAAGAAATACCAAAAAATATAACTAGAAGTGGATTTCACAGCCGATTCCCACCAGGAAATATAATCCATATAAATGATTTTGCATATCCAATTATGCAACAAGATGTGGATTATTTAAATCAACTAGCACGACAACATCAATGGGATTATTTTCTATCCACCTACTTCACTTATTGTACCGTGATTCCTAATATTCTCCTAGTGCATGATATGATTCCTGAAACTTGCGGGCTTGTGATTAATCATATGTGGATTCAAAAAGACCTAGCAATTCGGAATGCTTCACAGTTCATATGTATCAGTGATACCACCAAACACGATTTACTAAAGATATATCCATATCTAGCTAGAGAAGCATATCCCATCACTGTCATTCATAATTCCATATCAATTGAACCTTATACGGGTGCTACTCTAGAAGCCGAAAAGTTTTACCAAAATATTCTCGTTCGACAAGGTATACAAAGCAAACGATATATTCTAACTATGGCCACCAACCAAGAAGCATATAAGAATCAAGCCTTGATAAAAAGTCTGCTAGATAAATATCAAAATCAACTCGCTCAAAAGCTAGGGTCCGCAATCCCACTAGTTGTGATAGCAAAGAATATTCCAAATAAAAATGGTATTCTAGCAAACGGTGCATTACTATTATCAGATGTAGATGACGCTGTGCTTCAGATGTTATATAAAAATGCTGCTGTATTTGTAAATCCTAGTTTAGCTGAAGGATTTGGACTTCCCGTATTCGAAGCTTTTGCACATAAAGTGCCAGTTATAACCTGTAGATTACCAGTATATGAAGAATTATGCCCCGGTGCAATCACTTATATTGAAAATGATACTGATGACCTTTTCCAAAAGATTATGTATGTTCTAAAAGGCAATTCCACTATTCAACGACGAATTGAAACCGGAACTGCCTGTCTAGCTAGATACACATTAGAAAAACAAATATCTAGCTATAGGGACTTATTTAATTCTCTAGCTAAACCAGCTCCGGGACTAGAATTTGGTTTGGGTTTTCTAAATATTATATTCCAATCCTATCCGGAATCTAATCCAGCTAGAAGAGTAGAATTAGAACATTGCATCCTAGCAAATTTAGCACATCCAAGTGTTAAATATATACATGACTTTACTGGAGTTTCAAACGAATATCTCCCGATAAGCATTACTAGCCATCCTAAATATATTCATGTTCCGGGCATAGAATCTAATAACGGAGCATGGCTAACCTATAAAACCGCATTTACTTATTCTAGCAGTAGTGAAAATACTAAACTTTTTGGAATATATTGGGCTGTTATAAATTGTGATATAATGCTGGCAACTACACCTTTAACTAAATGGCAACTGATTCGTGGATGGCTAAATTCCAAATACATTCTAGCACAATCTCGACATGAATATAATCCAGTTTATTGCACTGCTGGATTGGATGCCAATTTTTCTAAATTAATGCATGCAAACACCCAGGATGCCTGGTTTTATTCTACCGAACACGCACTAGATGTGATAGATTGTGATTTCAAGATAGGTATGCTAGGGTGTGATAATGCTATTGCGCACCGTTTGTTATCTAGCGGATATAAAGTAATCAATATGCCGCGAACATTTCCAATTTGGCATTATGACATTGTTCGGGGGAAGAATAGTAGCAATTTTCTAGAAAAACATTCACAACCTGGGGGGAGTGCAAATGCAAAACCTAAAAACACACATCCAGAACGCACCGGTCAAACACTTGTACCTAATTATGATGCTATGATGGAAACAGGCGGAGGAGCTAATATAGACTTAGTTGCCTTAATAAATCAATTGGGTGGTATTAGTAATTGGGAAAAGTATAAATTAATTTCAGAAATGATGTCTAGCAGGATTTTAATATTTAATCCATAAAAAAAACTACAAAAACTACAAAAACTACAAAAACTACAATCATTATCAGATAATTTAAAAAAAATGTGATATCCTTTAACCGACCAGGATTTAAAAAATCCTTAGGTCTTGGTTATGCGGATAGCGCCCAAAAACTGCGTTTTCGGGCTGTATTGCATCCCTAACTCCATAGGTGTTAAAACACCT